TGTATTTTGTTTCAATGGCTTCTATAATTGCTTGTAATCTTAAAGCATACTTAAATTGGTTCCAATTAATGCCATTTTGACTTGTACCCGGGTGAACCGCTACATTTCCATATTGATGCGCACTTGCATTACCATTGTAAAACATTCTATCGGTATGGGTGATTAAAGGCACGCAAATATTGTCATTTGTATTTGGTGAGTAATTTTGTATATAGTTGGTAACATTGTTAAAATCGTAAACTTGCGAATAGTCATTTAGCGCTGCCAAACTACTTAATAAATCATCACCTAGTATGTCTTTTAGGTCCACTACATTACCGAAAAATGTTATGTGATAGGTATGGGCCACATTGTTTTTTAGGCCTACTCTATTAAGCTTAATTTTTCCGGTTTTAAATGGGGTATTGTTTATTTCTAAATATGCCGGTTCCTTTGTTCTTGCATCAAAACCACCTTGAACATTTGAATTATAATAATGCTTAAATATTTTATTGTTTACGCTTGATGCCGGGACCGAAAAAGTTTGTGTAAATTCGGTAAATACCTTGGCAATGTCTTTTACGTTTTGAATTGTTTGTGTTAATGATACACTTTCATCTTTAAACAAATCGACCCTTTGGTTATTTATATATAATTGTAGTTGGCGCATACTATCTAATATTGTTTATATAGTCGAAGGCTTCTTCAAATTCCATTGTGTATTGTATTAACCTATCATTAATTTGTGTCTTAAATTGTATTGATGAATTTATTACTTTTACCGGTACAATTGCGGGCTTGCCTCTATAAAAAACTTCTAGCCAAACATGTTCGCTTAATAAAAGTTCTTCAAATAATTGATTTGAAGCTTCGGGGTAATAACCACTACTTAAAGAATGGGTTTGTTTTCCTTGGGTATTAAAAACTTTATTTGCAGCATTTTTTTGATTGTATATTGCACCGCTATTTGATGGGTATGTTATTATATTTGACTTGTAACCCTCATTTGTTCTTGCAATTTGTTTTGAGTTTTTTAAGAAAAACCAAAGGTCTTGTTGTGCGCCATATTTGTTTATATAAATAATTTTTAAACCATCACCATATTTTGAACAATTAGCCCTTTTTATTCTTAATATGACCCCATCACCGCTTAAAATAGATGTTGCGCTTGATGTATAACTTAAAGAAGATACGCCACTTGCATTTATGTATGGTACTTTTCCGCCCTCATTTTCAGGCACTAATATTTCAAATGTTGGTGTTAAAAGTGGGCTTGGGTTTTGTTCGGGTATTAAATATGTAGGCAAAGATCTAAAAGGTACAACCGGGTTTACATTTTCTAAAAAGGTGCCATAAGCTTCAAAGCCAACATCATCAATTGTGGCCAATGTTTGTACAATGGTTCCTTGGGCATCTTTTAAAGTATATGTTGTAATATCGGTTTCAATGTCAATGGTTTGGGGTACATAATTTGATTGGTATTCTATTTCTAAATAGTCCCTTGCCAATTCCGATATATCAAAATTTAAAGTAATTTGTGAAGCTATAAAACCCCCGGTGTTTGGTCGGTTTTTAGTTAAAAGATATTTGGTAGACCCATTTATTCTTATTCTACATGAAGCCGAATTTTCGGTAACCCCAAGCGTTACACTTTTAAATTGTGGGTTTCTTAATGAAATATTTGCCATCTTAATAATCTAGTGTTAAAGTCGCTATAAATAAATATAGTCTTATTGTTGTGTAATTAAATCTTTTGTCACTTGCGATATACTCCCAACCAACCAAAAATCTATTATGTGGCCAATGAAATGCAATTGTTAATTTCCAATTTTCCATATTATTGTTTTTTAAAGTTAATTAATGCGTATTCAATATCAAGCGTAAAGGCTTCTATAAGTTCAATAGGTACTTCTTTTAAAACCCTATCAAATGGTTTTGAAAAAAATTCGGTGGCTTCAATACCTTTATTGTAAATACTTCTAGCAATTAAAAGTGACATTGCATCATAAGACATAAATTTGCCATCTTCGGTACGCCATTGAAACCTTTTACGTTTTACCCATTTTAAAACCCCCTCGGTTAAACCACCTTTTGGATAGTTGCCACTTCCATATTGAAATTGTGATAGGGCCGCCGTTGTTTTTGGGTAGGTAGATGTTTTACCTTTAACCCCTTTATCGACAAATATTCCATAGTCTTGCATATAGAATTTGACAATAAATTCATTTGTCTTTTGTTGTATTTCAGATCTTAAAGTTGAATATAACTCGCCATTGCTTTTACGTTCTTCTACCAAGTTTTTTTTTGCTTGGTCCACAATGTCATTGGCAAGGCCCCTAATTGCTTGTTCTAAATTGTCTAGTTTCATTGGCAAATGTAAATATCATTGTAAATCAATACATTCATAGTTGCCGACCAACCGGCAAGTTCGTTTTCAAATCTATCGTGAAATGGTGTTAAAGATGGGCTACCCTCTAATTGGTACATATCTTGGTGTAAATCGCCCATTCTTAAACGCTGAATAAGTTTATTCAATACCGCCAATTGGGTGTTTAAAATATCTTGTTCATTGTCTTCACCGGTAAACCTATTGGTTGTTTCTTCTTTGGTTTGTTCAACTACATCACATGCAAGTATACTTATATTAAAACTTAACACTTGTGCTTCAACACTTACACTATTTACAATTATATGTGATAGTGGAAAAATATCTTGTTTGTTTAAATTTACCTTGCTTATGTCACCTATCGAAATAGTATTTACAAAGAGGCTTGAAAATAATTCTTCCCTTATAGTTTGGGTTAATTGATAGTAACCCCTTACACCTTGTTGGCTCATTTGAAATTCTTTTTAATTCTTTTTGTTTCTAATTCGGCTTTTTCTTTCATAAAGGATAGCATCATAAAACATTCATGTACGTTTAATTTAGTGATATCTTCAAATCTTCTAATGTCGCCTTGAGCAAGTCCGAAAATTGATTGATACCACCCATATTTGGCATTGAAATTAGATTGTGAGTCAAGTCTTGGTACTCCTTTTGATCCAAATAATTCATCATAGTTTTCGATAAGTCCAACCCTAAATTCCACAAAAAAAAAATTGAAGACAATACCGCGTTCATTGGCATATCTAAAAGTAAATCATCAGTACCAAGTTTATATTCATCAATTGTGTATTTATCTTTTGACTTTAAAACAATAGGCCTATATAAAACATTCATTGCTTTTTCGATATTGTCCCAATCACCTATAAAGGTATCAAGGTCAATATATTCACCTAGGCTAATTTCATCTAGTTGTGGTATGAAACCATAGTTGGTTTTATTAAGTTTAAATGTTGTTACCAATTCGGGTTTGGCATCAAATAATTTTGTTAGTTTTTCTACAATGACTTGACAATCCGAAGCCTTTAAAAGCATTACATCGCTAATATTCATCTTGCAAAGTATTTGAATAATCTTTGCATGCAAATGGGTTTCATTTTCGGCGTTTTCTTGAATTTTTAATAATTCTTTATATTGCCTTAAAGTAATTTCATTTAAGCTTGTTGGTATTGATACACTTAATTTCATATTTATATAACGTATTTAAAATGGTTTTTTATACTAAGTAAATATAATAAAAAAAGGCAAGCTTTATGCCTACCTTAATTCACCCAATCTAACCTAACAATTAAATCATACTTGCTTCATGACATGCCCCCGAACATACGCCGGGCTTGTTCATTGGTTCGCCACATTCCGAACATTCATATTCGGGTTCATAGGCCGGATTGCCTATGTCTAAATAATCACACATAATATTCAGTTTTTAATTTACCATTTCGGTAATGTTCTACAATTACACCGGTGCTTAAAGGTACTAACTTATAAGGCCGTATGCTTTTTTTTACTAAGTACTTATTTATTAATTTTTTCATTCTTCTATTTCGTTAAAGATGGCATGCTCTAAACAAGCGCCACATATTTCATCACTTAAATAACTTGGTTCGGAACCACAACAATTTGATACTTCCATAATCTAGTTTGTTTTATGTGATTGAAAATACAACATTAAATAATTGGCAGCCGTTCTTTTGTCAAAGCCGAATTGGTCCACCAAATAAGGCGTGGACCCATACATATTGGTAACGCCGCTATCTTTTAAAATGTCTAAGTAGGTAAATACATTTTCTACTTCTTCATTTACTAATTGGGTAATACTTTTTGTCTTTGTCATTACGTTCTATTTTGGTTAATAATAATGCAATATAGTAAAATTATATACAACAAACAACAATAAGGCCTAATTAATATATATAGTAATTGCCTTTGTTTGGGTTTTGTAGTTGGTATGAAACGCTATAACGCGCCGCGTCTAACAAATGGTTGTGAAGATCTTGTGGCGTTTTTGACTTTTTTTCAAGCCAAGAATAATTGTTCAATTCTTTAATTAGGTTTAAACTATTTTCTTCGACTATCAAGTCATAGTCTTGTAGCAATGCAATACCATAAGTAACCGACCCTTGGCCTTTTATCGCTTTGACTATATTACACCCCTTTGATTTAAGTTCGTGCAAAAGTCGGGGTTCGGCACTATCGCCCACTATAAGACTATCTTTCGCATGCTTTAAATTCAGTTCGGCAATTTGTGATGTGGTTAAACCTTTAAGATAAAAGCATTCCTTTAAATAGATTATTTTATTGGTGGTGTCAATGTTGGTTTCAATAAGGGTGTTTTCATCATTTGCAAAGCCATAATCTTGGCCAAAGACACTTACACCTATTTTTTTAAATTCGCCTATCTTCCAATTTTCAAATATAACCCCCTCGGCTTTTGCAAGCCAACCACCTAACATTTGATGTTTGTATTTGTCCGGCCTACGTTTCTTTATGTTTTCTATTTGGTCTAAGTAACTTTGCGATAGGTTTTCAAGGTTATCTAAATAGGTTGTATGTATATAAGTGGTATTTCCTTTTGTGGTGTTTAAACCATCATTAACGCCCTTGCTTTGGAAAAAGCGGTCATATATCCAATGTTCTTTTGTGACCGGGTTTAATATAAGTATAACCCTATTTTTTTGTTTAGGGTTCCTTACACTTAAATCTATTTTATCAAAAATGTTTTCATCATTAAGTTCTTCGGCTTCTTCCATTACCCAAGTACTAACATTTGTTAAACTTTTTAAATTCGCGCTTTGATCACCGCTTGACGTTCTTATGCCGCGAAATATAATCTTGCTACCCGATAGCTTATTTTTAATTTCATCTTTTGTTATATAGAAATGGTCTTGTAATTTAAGCGTTTCTATTTTATCCAAAAATTCCGGTATGATGGAAATGTGCGCCGATGTCAAAGTATACCTTGTAAACAAGATTGTATGGCCGGCTTCATAAGTTAGCAATAACAAAAGCAAGTTTATTGAATAGGATTTCCCGGACCCTCGCCCACCGGTAACAATAAAATATCTTGATGCCGAATTTTTTATTGGGGCATACTTTTTATTTATAATCACTTAAACTTTATAATATCATTAAAGTTAATATTTAAACCATCAGTACTTGAAATGTCTACGCTTTCCTTTGGCTTGCCATATCGATACCCAAAATATAAATTCATTGCGCGGCCATCACCATTAAAAATTTGTTCACCTAGTTTTTTAATGACTTCTTCATTGTCAATTAAATTGTCTAGTTTTTCAATAAGCTTTTGTTCATCAGCTTTTTTTGGTCTTCCGGCACCCTCGCGTTTGCCACCATTATTTTTTCTTTTATCTTCCATTGAATTTTTATTGTTTATTCAATTATATAACGTAATTACTTTTGGTTTTTATTCAGCTTTAAATTTAAAAGTCTTTTTCTTATTGACTTGCGTTCTTTACCCTTAGGTAGTTTGTCTAGTAATTGTTGTAGCTTTTGTATTAGTTTCTTGCTCATAGCTTTTTTATTTCGTTTAGTACTTCTTGGTAGTATTCTATATTGTTAGATGGTTTTAGTATTTCGTTTTCAAGTATAAGGTTTATATGCACCTTTGCACATTGCTTTGCTATACCACTACTTATTGTATTGTTGAAGCCTTGACCATCTACATTGTAAAACTTCTTAAATATGTTGTATGCTTTTTCTTTTGGTGTTTCCATAAATAGCCATTCTTTTTTTATCATATTTTCATTATTAAAGGTATTGAACATAGTATTACGATGGCCCAATATATTTTCCAAAACTTTGATTTAACATAGTCGTTTTCCCAAACTATGCAATGAAAACCAAAGCTTAAAGCTAGGCATAAAATTGTTTTTATAAATTCCATTTTATGATGCGCATGTTATTACTTCATAATCATCTTTTGGTTTTTTCCATTCAAAACTTTTTAAAACCATTTTGGCGCGTTCATCGTATTGTTGTTTTTGTTCTTTGTCTAGTTTACGATATTCAAGTTCGTTTTGTGTATACCCATCAAATCTTTCAATTTCATATTCTTTAATTGTGTTTAATGCTTCAACATGTTTTTTTTCTAATTCAATAAAGTTTTCTTGTATACCTAATAATTTAGATAGTTGGCTATATTCAAATTGTGATGATACATTAAAATGGCTCTCTAATGCTTCCCAATATTCAAGTTCATATCTTCTATATATAACAAACTTGTTACATGAATTAATTGCGGTTGCATGATTGTATGATTTTATTTTTGAATGTACCGATAGGTATTGCGCGATGCCCTCATAGGTCATTTTAAATTTGTTTCTTAATATGTAACAAAAGAATGCGCGGTGTTCAATTACTTGGCGTACCCTTGTTTTTTTATATATGTCTATTGATGTTATTTTATACAATAGGTCATAAGCTTCTTTTGGGTTTTTCAGTAATTTAAAGTTTTTCATTGCTTTGTAGCTTTTGAATGTAAAGTGCCGCGTCCATAAGTTCTTCTTTTAAGTGCTGCAAAAAATCATCTTTGTTATTGTCTTGTAGTGTTGTTTTGTATTTGGTTCTTCCAATACAACTTCTTATGTCAAATTCGCGTTTAAGATCTTCAACTATTTTGTCTTCTTTCATTCGGTTCGTAATTTTAATAGGTGGTAGCATTCGGCATATTTTTGTCTTGCCTTGCCTTTGTATTCTTGTTTAAATAATTCGTATAATTTTCTTGTGTATTGATATTTGGTTTCACAATCTTTAAAATATTTCTTGGCAAATACGCGGCCCCGACCTTTGAACATATTTACATTGTCGGCTTGGTCCCCGACTATCATTTGTTCATAAAAATTGTACATTGCTTCATCTTCGGATATGTCAAGTATTTCTTTTCTTGAGTAGAAATAATCATAGATTTTTGCGGGAAATTGTCGGTAGTCTTTATCAATTGAAACTATCATAACTTCATTGCGGCCAATATCATTAGATATGTTTTTCCAATACCTTGCAACTACATCATCAGTTTCAACGCCATAGGCATAAATACTATCATAGTAATCTTTTACATATTGATGCATTTCATTTAGTAATGGTGG